TTAACGGTAATCTAAATGAAACAGTGTATATTCCGTGTTATTTTGAAAATCCTTAAACAGTAATTATTCTAAAATAATTGTCAATAAATAATATATTTATATATGTGTATATGTTTGGTAAAATTAATGATAAACAAGATATAGTTAATAAAAATGTACCAAGATTAGCACAAAATTTCAAATTTGTAGGTTTTCCATCTAGAAATATAAATGAAGAATCGACCGAAGAATCTTTATTTCTAATAATAAATGATAGTTATAATGAAAAAAATAAAATAGAATTAGAACAATATCTGAATATATATAAAGACAAAATGTATACAAAATATTTAGAAATTATAACTAAATATTATGATGATATAATAAATAATAAAATATAAATTATTTAAAAACTAAACTATAAATGGATTTATTATATAAAAAAGATAAATTAGGCAAAGAAATTTTGTGTAATCAAGATGGAAGACACTAAATAATGATGGAGTGGGAAAAACCATATATGGAAAAATCAATAGAATTACTAAATCCATTTGGGAAGGTATTAGAAATAGGCTTTGGTATGGGTTATAGTGCGACTAAAATATGTAGTTTTGAAGCCGTTAAAGAATACTTAATATTTTGTGTATAATGACTATTAAATGTATTTACTAATTGGTTTCGAAAAGCAGCATTGTTCTCATATGAAGAAATCAGAGGTGATATAATTATTAACCCAAGCGATACATTTGGCGATTTAGTGTTTAATAGCACCAATATAGAAAGCGGTTTTGCTAGTGATTCTGCTAGTAAATATTTACGCATTAAATTAAACGGGGCTTATTACAAAATAGCATTATTGGCGGAGTAGATCACTATTTATAGATAGTGCTTCTGGAGGAAGTGGAAAGATATTTAGAATTATGCTTTTAGGAGCAAATCATTCATTTTAAAATAAGTTATAAATAATAAGAAATAATAATTAATTTATAAATATATATTAATTATTATGTCAAGATATTCAAAAAGTTATAGTGATTATATAAATTCAAAAAAAACTGTGTAAAACGTTGTGAAACAGATTGTGATAGAAGTTTATATGTAATAAACCCATGTGGAGGTGGTAATGGGCCTCAGGGATTTAAGTTCCTCACAAGTAGGAGCCTTTTGTAAAAAGTATTTTTTTATTTCATTATTTATTTCATTATTTATTTCATTTAAAAAAGTATTTTTGCTTTTCTTTTTGTAATACTTTTTTTAAAAGTATTTTTTTTAAAAGTATATAATATATGGCTAGTACACGATTTAAATATGACGATTGTAGAACAAAAAAGGCATTACAGCAATCTACAGATCCAGGTAGATGGATATTAAATGTTCCCGGTAATGGTGCCGATCCTTGTTATATGGAAGACCCACAAATTATTATACAAAAATGGGGAGGAAATTTAAGAACAAACACAATTAATTTAGAAAGCGATTTAAGAGGTGTTAACAGACAAATAGGCAGAGATTGTTTAGGAAAAGATAATTATAAAAGCTACAATGTACCGAATGAAGCTATTAAATATCCAACATGTAATAACTTATTTACCGAACAATCAAGAACAACAAATCCAGCATGGTGGTATCGTGATTTAGAACAAGTAGATTGGCAATATCCTCCCTTGAATCCTCAAGTGAATGTATGTATACCTTTTCAAAATAACTTAAGTACAAGAATTTTAGAAAAAGATTATTTTACCCCAAAGAGAGATTGTGTTGTAAATGAAACAAAGAACTATTTACCATCAAGTTATAATTTAATTAGAGGTGGATATGTAGCAGGACCAACAACATGTCAACAAACAAACTCTTGTCAGCAAATCCCCTTTTAGAAAAAGTGGAACAAAACAAGTAAATAAAAATATTCTGCTCAACTTTTTAAAACGTGGATTTAGATTATTATATGTGAATAAAAATATAATACTCTATATATATAAATATGGAAATAGCAATCCCTTTAATAGCATTAGGCGGTATGTATGTGGTATCAAATCAATCAAATGAAAATTGCTCTAAAAAAGAAATAAGACAATCACAAAGAGAAAAATTTACCAATATGGGAATTAGAAGCAACTTAGGTGTCAGAACTGATAACTACTTACCAAACACAAATATCCCTCCTCAAAATTATCCTGTTAGCAATATTAATCAATTAGTTGATACTGTTCAAGAATATCCTAATCCAAATGTAGCTACAGATAAATACTTTAATCAAAATTTATATGAACAAAAGGTTAGAAACCATGTTCCTGTAAGCAAAAACCCACAAGAAATCTATTCATTAACTGGAAATTATTTAGATTCTCAACAATTTAAACACAATAATATGGTTCCTTTTAATGGTGGTAAGGTAAAAGGAAAAACATATGATATGAATATTGCTGAATCCGTTTTAGATAATATGATTGGTTCTGGTTCACAAACTATCAAAAAAATTGAACAAGCTCCTCTTTTCAAACCTGAACAAAATATGCAGTGGGCTTATGGTATGCCCAATCAAAGTGATTTCTATCAATCACGTGTTAATCCTGCTATGAAAAACAATAATGTCAAACCATTTGATACGATTATGGTTGGTCCTGGTTTAGATCAAGGTTACGGATTTAATGGTAGCAATGGTTATAACTCTGGTATGGAGGCTCGTGATAAATGGTTACCAAAGACGGTTGACCAATTAAGAGTTGATACAAACCCTAAATTAGAATATGAGTTAGTTAATCACGAAGGTCCTGCTAACTCTTTTATTAAGGCTGTACCAACCTCTCAAATGATTGGTCGCGTAGAAAAACAAAGACCTGATACATATTTTATCAATACACAAGATCGTTGGTTAACGACAACTGGTGCCGAAAAGGGCGAGACGCTAAGACCAATTCAAGAGATGGGTGTTTTAAGACGTAACGATATTGCTAGTGAATATATGGGACCTGCTGGAGCAATTGACGTAAAGGCTACAACAGCTCCGCAAAATTTTGAACCTTCTAAACGTCATGAACCTTTTGAAGGAGGTGTAAATCACTCAAGAGCCGCAGGACAAGGCAATCATACAGATAAAGATGTATTTTTAAGAAGTCATACTAATTATGAAAATAATAGAAGTACAGTTAGACAGCCAGAAACACATAGAAGTGGATTTAGTGGTGCCATTGGCGCAGTTGTTGCTCCAATAATGGATATGTTTAGGCCAACACGTAAAGATGAAACAATTAATAACGTTCGTGTTTATGGTGATGCTGGTACTTCATCAATGGTTAAGGGTCCAGTTTATAACCCTCAGGATGCTACACCTACAACAGTTAAAGAAACCAATTTACACGCAGTTAACTTTAATATTAATAACCAAAAGGAAGGTATGTATGTTAATAATGCTATGCCTGGCCTGCCAACACAAAGAGATTCAACTAGTTGTGAATATTATACAGCTGCGGGTGGATATGCTACTGGTTATGGAGACATGAGTTATGAATCTGCTTATCGTCAGCACAATAATGACATCAAGTCGCAAACTATTGTTAATAGACCAAATCAAGGAGGAACACAAATTTTCAATCAACAAATGAACTTGACTACTATTAAAGCAGATTCGGATCGCCTAGATGGTAGAGTAAATCCTGCTTATTCTAGTTTATCAGGATTGCCTCCATCTGCGCAAACATATGGCGCAATTAGAGCTCCACAATATTACAATGAGTGCGCTGGTTGTGACCGTATCCAACCTGATATTTTAAGCGCGTTTAAAAACAATCCCTATACTCATTCTCTAACAAATTCTGTATAAATATTTATTTATCATTTTATAAAATTTAATATAAAATAATAATTTATTCATTAAATAATTCACAAGGCTCTCGACAGAAGAATTCTTGATTTTGATGTTTCATTATTGGAAAAAGGAGGATGCTCAGTAACAATGAGTAAAAATCAAATAGTACCTAACTTATCTTATGAATTGTATTATAAGTCTTTGATCAATTACATTCAAAAAAAATATGGATTAACAAAGTTTCTAAAAAAATATTGAATTTATATATTATTGCGTTGTATTAATATATAAAAACACTTTTTAAAATATAGTAGACTCTAAATGCTTGACATACATCAATCTATAAAAAATAAATTAAATTACTTTCATGAAATGCACAAGATTCCTAATATATTATTCCATGGACCCACAGGTAGTGGTAAAAGAACAATTGTTAATGATTTTATTCATAAAATTTATGACGATAAGCGAGAGATAATTAAATCATTTGTTATGTACGTTAATTGTTCGCACGGCAAAGGTATTAAGTTTATAAGAGAAGAGCTAAAGTTTTTCGCAAAAACTCATATAAATTCAAATGGTGGAAATACTTTTAAAAGTGTTGTATTACTGAACGCAGATAAATTAACATTAGACGCTCAATCCGCATTACGTAGATGTATTGAATTATTTAGTCACAATACACGTTTTTTTATTATTGCCGAAGATAAATATAATTTAATGAAACCTATTTTATCAAGATTTTGTGAAATATATATTCCAGAACCTGTTATTGATGATAAAATAATTAATCTATATCAATATAATTTAAATAAAGTTTTTAATTTGTCGGATGTTAAACAACAGAAGCTTGAATGGTTAAAAAAAGAATTAATCAAATCTGTTAATAAAAAAACAAATTTAGAAGATTTAATGTTATTGTGTACAAAACTTTATGAAAAAGCATATTCTGCTTTAGATATTATTAATTTATTAGAAAATACTAACTTTTTAGAATCTATATTATCAACTGAAAAACGTTATGAGCTACTTATATGCTTTAATCGTGTAAGAAAAGAATTTAGGAATGAAAAATTGCTAATACTATTTATGCTAAATTTTGTTTTTTTAAGTTCAGAACTGTCTTTAGAAAATATAAGTTTTATGTAAATGGATGACTTTAATGTTAGTGCGCTTCATGAATCCAAAAACGAATGGGGTTCCCGTTTAGTTACAATTTTAACACCATTAATTATCGATGGTTATAAGTCAATTTTAGACGAATCTATTAAGCTGTGTAAAGAAAATGGAGAGATGGATAAATATTTAATGACGTTTCAAAATTTAATTTCAAGAATACCAAAATGGAATACTCAAATTATTGAAACAGAGAGAAAACGAATCTGCGACAAATCTGGATGTAATTATTTAGAAGATTTAGTTACATGTGTTCATATTATTCAGCTCAAAATTTTAACTGCTATGAGAGTTGGTCAGAAACAAAAGAAAATCGATATAAATATTCCTAATCTAGATGACTTTATTCACAAAACATACATTAATGTTGCAAGAAAAATATATAAGAATGTATACTTGTTTGAAACTAATATAGCTCCACTATCCATACAAAAACATTACAGAGAACTAGAAATTATTGTTCAGGAATGTATATTAAATACTTTAAGAGAAAGTATTCCTGTTGAGTCAATCCTAAAGGCTTACATGGATGAAACTGTTGAAGAAGATGTAATTGAGGAAATAAAAGAACAAATTATTGAAGAACCAATTAGAAAACCTCTTGATAATACAGTTTCTACTCAAAATGCTTTTATGAATGATGTGCCAATTAACAGATCAGGATTAAGTTTTAATGATATTGATTATGTTAAAACTGATGATGGAATTGTGTCAAATGTTAATGCCCCAAAATCAATTGAACATTTAGAAGAGATCAGTCAACTTAGAAATCAGCAAAGAAAAATGGATGAAGAGGAAGACGACAATAATATCAAACTTAAAATATCAGATCAAGTATTTAATTTAGACTCTTTAGATGTTCATAATATTGAAGAACCTAGATTAGAATTATTACCTGATTTGTTAATTGATGATATTGAAATTTTAGAATAAATTGCGTAAAATATTAAATAACAATATCCATTTATTATTTTAAATGGATAACATATTTATAGTTGCTGCTATTATTTCATTAGTGTTTTTCATTTCAAAATTTATTGAAATGAGATTTGTTGAAAAAGAAACTAAACCTTTAAAATTATTAATTAGAGATTCTTTATTAGTTTATTTTAGTGTTGTTTTTGGTGATTTTGTAATTGGACAAATTACCCCGATGATTAAAGGTGGTTCCAGCGCTTCACCAGTTACCCAAGTCTTTACAGACAATCCTGGATTTTAACTAAAGCTATCTTCGATTTAAATAAATTCTTTTTATCATCTTATATTATAATGAAAAGAATCAAAACGAAAAAACAACTTAAAACAAGCAAAAAAGCTAAAAAAACATATAAAAATAAAAGAAATTCAAAAACTAGACGACGATTACGAGGTGGTGGAGAAAAGGAAAAAAAAAAGCAAATTGTTAAGGATAATTTTAGAAATATGTTTATGAATTCTTTTAAAAAATTACAAGCTGCTATTAAAGCAGGAAACATGGAAAGAGTTAAAGAAGTCACTGAAATTTTTAAAAATGGATTTAAAAGTAATCAAATTGGTATAAATACTTTAATTCCTATAACAACTAACTCAATTCCTATAAATAAATATAATTATAGCCAAAGTGTTACTCCATTAATAGCGTTTGTTCCGCCATTAGTTGTTATTTTTGATAATATTGACGATTTTGTTACAAGAAAAACATTCATCAATAATTTTATATTAAATAAAGGAAGTATAAATCTTCTTAGTTATACACACAATATTTCTGCATTGTCGGCAGCAATAAATTTACAAGATAAAGAGTTAGTTAAGTATTTACTTGAAAAGGGTGCTGATATAAAGTTATTAACTAAAGAACAGAGGTCTATAATGGAAAATCTAATAAAAGATGAAGAAATTGAAGCAATAATTGAACCCAAACCTCTTAAACCTATAGTTAAATTAACATTATCAACTGAATTGCCTTCTGATTCTGGATATAATCCAGAGGTTGAGCCAGAATTTTGGAAACCAATTTTTGAAGAAAATGAAATGCTTTCTATAAGGACAAAAATTAACGAAATGATGAATTCTGATGGAAATATACCCATAACTCAAAAAGAGGTTTCTGAATTATGGAGTGTTTGTAAAATAAATCAATCAATAATTCCAACATATTTTACTCCGACAAAAAATGAACCTTATGATTCATTTGGAACATTTATGATAGATCAAGATATTGATTTCTCTCATTATAATATTGTACTATGTGCTGCTTTAATCGTGTTTGGAATAATATCTCACAAGATGATTGGTCAAGATTATAAAGTGATATTTAAAGGTGGTAAAGCAATACAATTGGTCTTAGCTGGAATGCCCGAAACATCAGCCTACAAAACAGAAGATATTGACGTATTAATCATGCCTGATACTGATATAGCCTATGTCGAGTTAGTTGTTAAAAATTTATCTGGACATTTAGCTTATTTAATAAGATGGTTTTTAAATACGCCAGAAACACAATATAAGGTTTCCGTTCAAGTTCCAAACCCTTCAAATACTAGAGCAAATCCATTTATTTTTAAACTTAGTTATGTTAAGGTTTTAAAAAAACAAGACTTTAGAAGACAAATAATGGTAGATGATTTTAAACAGTTTTCAGATATAGATTTTAAAGAGACTCCTATAATCGTAAGACCATATTTTGAAAAATCGATTGATTTTACATTTTTTATATCTGAATTAAATCAAACCTTATTATTTAGATGTCCCAATATAGGTTCTCTCTTAGATGAAAAAATATATTACTATACAAAATATTTAGAGTTTAAAAAATTGTTAGAAGAGAGAAAACCTATAACAGAAGAAGGTTATGAAAAATTAACAATTATAGATTGTGACCGATTTTTGGATAAATTTAAACGAGCTATTCTAGCTATGAATAAAGGACTACAAAAGCAAAGATTTCCTGAAATATTACCAGATGAATTATCAGAAAAAGAGAGAAATTCTATAAAAACCCGTTTAACTAGAATAGGAATAACAGATGAAGCTTTGAAAACCATGATTGTTCAAAGCGTATACAAATAAATAAATTTTATATTAATTTAAATTTATTTATCAACAATTATATTTTTTGAAATATTTCTTATAATTTTTTCCTCTTTTTCAAAATCATTATCGCCAGGTCCTCCCATTGATTCAACTACTATTTTATTATATTGGTCAGAAAATTTAGAAGAAGCCTTATTGTAGTCAGGATGAACTTCTTTAAATTTTGGTATTAAATTTTGATTCTTACAAGTAACTCTTCTAACAACTTTATGTAATTTTTGTTTCTCTTCATCTTTTTCCCATTTATTTTCATCTTTGATATAAATAGTTTCTCTCTTCTTATCAGTACAGTGAACGGGTCTTAGTGTAACATCTAACTCTTTCAGATTTTTGGTTATTATGTTAGATATACCTTCAACATAACCAAGTTCTCCGACTTTCTCTAGATCAGACAATTGAAGTTTGATTGAATCAACAAAATCCATAATATTCATAGCATCTTTACATGTTTCATTTAAAAAGAAATTAAGATTAAAGGCTTTGTTATGTGAATTAACAGTATTATGACAATTATTGTATGAATCTTTCTTAGCTAATTCTAAAATTAATTCTTTTATTTCTTTATTTTCTTTCATAAGATAATCAATTAATTCATCCTTTTTATCTACAGTATTTTCGGTTTTATTATCTTCGTAAATACAAATTTTACTATGTTTCCATAATCCAGAATTAGAATAAAAACATTTTTCGCAGTTTTTACATACATATTTTTCAACATTTTTGCCACTTTTTGCCACAAAGTCATTTCCAAACGTTTCCTGGGTATGTTTAGATGTGTCTAGATGTTTCTTCCAATTATAAACCTTACAGCATGTATAGTTACATTTTTCACAATAATAATTATTCGCCATTTTTTTGCCACTTTTTGCCACTAAATTGTTTCCTAAAGTTTCCATAAGTTAGAAACAGACTATTTTTTTAAGTTTTAATAAAAAAATTTATCATAACAAAATGAAAATTATTTTTTTGGTGACCAGATGCTAATTTTTAATTATGGTCTCACAATTATATTTTTCCATAAAATATCCAAGGTTTTGAAAAATGGACAAAATAAATGTCCAATTTTGACTTTTCAAAAAAACTTTACTCCAAAAATTAAAATATTCGATACTACATGTGAAGGGAACTTTTTTAGTGCCTTTTTTTCAGTTTTTAAGAATTCCCCTACATCATGTAGTGTCAGCGACCGGTCCAAACTTTTACAACGGGTTTTCGAATAGTGCCTTTTTTAAAGTCAGTGTTATACATATCATAAGTATATCTTGATGTCAAAGGATATTTCATTATATCACCAAATAGTGATTTTGATGTATTTGTTCTAGGATATTCTGTACAAAATATACAACCCATAATTCTCTCTAAACAGCATCTATCAGCTCTATTTTGTATAACTTGTGTTAATGATGATATATTATATTTATTTTCTATATGTAAAAGAAAATTATGGTTTATATATGATTGACAACCAAAACATCCATACCATTTTTTAGTAGCCGTAAAACTAAACGCATTAACAGCATTATATGTCAATTTATCTTCAATAATAAACTTATTTTTTAAATTTTCTATAAGTTTTATTGAGTTTGATTCATTTTCATTATAATCAAAATACCATAATGGCAATACATTTGTACCGTTTAAAACTTCAAAATTAATTCTTTTATGAAAAAATACGCTATCATGTATTATTATAGCATTTTCAAAAAATTTATTTTTAATAAAGTAATAATAAGGTAATAGTTCACCTCTACCAGAAAATTCGGATTGTATTATTTCCACATTAGTATAATCATAATCTGCTTTTAAAAAATTAGTATTACTGTTATCATCAATTATAACAATTTTTTTAGTTGGATAAAAAAATCTTAATAATTTTATAGAATGATTCCAATATCTATTAGTATTTTCAGAATTTACATGTCTTGTAATAATAAACCCAAAATTGTTCATAATATATAAAAATATAATTCTATTATGAACTTACAGCAAAATATATAATCTTTTCGCTAAATTATTAAATATAAGATGGAATTTTATCGATATCAATTACATCTATAGGCACTTCTCCTTTAAAACTAGAATATGCGTTAAATTCTGGTCTCTCTAATTGTGCTTGTGGTGTATGATTATGAACACATCGTGCTATCATTTTATATAATTTAAAGTCAGGATATCTATCTACTCCACTCCCTTTATATAACATATTTACTCCTTTATCATCTAAACACCATTCAACAATTAAACGTTGAACAGGGTCAGTGCATTTACTCAAGTCTTTAATCTCGACAAAATCCTCTACTACATAATCAAATATTGAACAAGCGAGACGACATAGATCAAAACTATAATTTGGTTCCAATCTAGGTTTCTTCTCGTTTAAGTAGGGTTCGGTATTATATTGGGTAGCAGCATCACCGCCTACTTGAAAACTATCACTACAGAAGAGTTTACCGTTAAATTTATATATACTTCTTCCAAAATCAATAATTTTAAATATGCGACCAAATGTAGGCACCTTATAATGTTTCTTTTTATAACAATAATAAATAAACTTTTTATCAGTATGGTTATACATAACATTATTTGTATGTAAATCATTGTGTGTAAAGTTAAATGCTTTTTGATATGTAATTAAAATCATAATAATCTGCATGAATGTTGAATACCATTCTTCTTTTGATAAATCACTTGTTAAAATTAAGTCATCAAGTGTATTTTCGCAAAATTCCATTCCAATAACTTGAACCGGAAATTTTGGAATAGTTACATCTATTCTTTCTTCTTCGAAAGATTCATCATCATCATCATCATTGCCGTCTTCTTCATTATTATCATCCCCAGATTCATCATCATTATTTTCAGGTTTGTCACTATCTAAGTTTTCAATTTCTCCACAATCATCGCAATCTTCATGTTCTTCTCCATTATCAGTATATGATGAACGCGATGAACAAGTTGAGTTAGATTTTAATGTAACATGTTGATCTGTTTCTTTTTGTTCCAAAAGATTAGTATTTGTTAAATCAATTAAATCAGATGGTAAATCAGATAATAATTCAGATGATAAATCAGACATATTTACAATATTTTCATCAAATACATCTTCAAACATCTCATTATCAAAAGATTTAATTGATATTTGTGATTTCGCAGTTGAATTATGTTGAATTGTAATAGGTTTTAATTTTGAGTTTTCATCTTGAAATAAATGTTCATAATCATCGATTTTAAATAATACATTTTTATTTTTATTAAAGTATTCAGAACCATTTAAATAATCAATATCGTCAAAAACATTTAAAATAAAGTTATTTTTAATACCTAAAAATGACCCATAATAATCAATTCCATGTGTAAACCCATGTGTATAAATTAAATTACTTGATAAGTATACAAACATACCATCAACGTATGCTGAATTATTTTGATCAATAAATTTTGAATGGCAATCTAATTCGGTTGAGTTAATTTTTGGTAAGGTAAACAATTTCTCATCGTTTATATTATATTTTCCAATTAAATATTTAAATGGATCTAATAAAGGCGCCATCTTAAAAAAGACTTCTTTATCTTTTACTTTGTTATTTTGTGTATTTTTAAGCCTACAATTAAATAAATGAAAATCATCTTCACCTCCATCCTTAACATTTGAAATATACCATTTGTTATTTAAATTAATACTATTATAATTACTATCATTTAAGGTGAAGAATTTATTATAAATAGGTATATAGTTTTGCACATTTGAGAGAAAAAGTGTTTCCGATTTCTCTAAACATTTAAAAAGCTCAAGGTTTTTTCTTTTTTGATAGTTGACGTTTATCATTCTTTAGCTAATTAATATATAAATTATATGTCTTTTTAACTTATTATAAATGCTAATATACTTAATGTTTAGTGTCATTGCGTAAAAAACTTCAAAAAATAATTTATATTTTAAATAATAATGACTTTAGAACTAAGGAAATTTGACATGAAAAGTATAAGCTTTAAACCGAATGAAAATAAAGGTCCAGTTGTAGTTTTAATTGGAAAGAGAGATACAGGTAAGTCTTTCTTGGTAAGAGATTTACTTTTTTATCAACAAGAAATTCCAATTGGAACTGTTATTGCTGGAACAGAAGAAGGTAACGGTTTTTATGCTACTATGGTGCCAAAATTATTTGTCCACAATGAATATAATACGGCTATTATTGAAAATATTTTAAAAAGACAACGTACTGTTTTGAAGCAAATAAAAAAAGAAATGGAAGCATATAAACGCAGCACTATTGATCCTAGAGCATTCGTGATTTTGGATGATTGTTTATATGATGCTACATGGACTCGCGATAAAATGATGCGTTTACTCTTCATGAACGGGCGTCATTGGAAGGTCATGTTAGTCATCACAATGCAATATCCTCTTGGTATTCCTCCTACACTGAGAACCAACATAGATTACGTTTTTATTCTTCGAGAAAATTACATTGCTAATAGAAAGCGTATTTATGAAAATTATGCTGGTATGTTCCCAACATTCGAGAGCTTTTGTCAAGTGATGGATCAATGTACTGAAAATTATGAGTGTTTAGTCATTAATAACAACTCAAAATCAAACAAATTACATGACCAAGTGTTTTGGTACAAAGCTGATAGTCATGGTGAGTTCAGATTAGGTTCAAAAGAATTTTGGGAATTGTCTAAAAATCTTAAGGATGATGATGAAGAGGAGGCGTATGACCCTAATAAGGTTAAAAAACGAGGCGCTGGGCCAAAGATTAGTGTGAAAAAAGCAAATAAATGGTAAAAAAAGTATAGCAAAATAATAATAAAATATTAATAATATTATTTTGATTTATGATAACAATTAGAACAAGTTTTTTTCCATGTTTCACTCGGAAGCCTTTTAAATGATTCATTACATGTATTACATTTTACCTGATGTAAATTATTTTTAAAACAAATACTACAATATTCTCTCCATTTGTCATCCCTTTTAATTTCTAGTTCTTCATCACAACCTTTACATTTAATTACACACAAATTATTTGTAAATCTACGATGACAATCTTTACATCTTTCAGAAGGTTTTAAAATTTTTTTGTTACAATCTTTACAAGAAATTATCTTATCATCACAGTCTAAACAATATAAATCATTTATTTCCTTTTGTTTAAGAAATTTTTCAGGACACATTATACATCTTTCTAATATCCATGTCTGTTTACAAGGATTACATAATTCTTTTGAATCATCTCTAACATTTACAAATTTGGTGTCACAATTAATACATTCATTATAAATAGTTTTTTTTTTAAGTAAACAATAAAATTGGTTATTAACTTTTTTAATTTCACAAGGAACACATTTTGAACATATTATAGGTTCACAAACTTTATGAATTCCTTCTTTATTACAAATAAAACAATTTTTAATTTTAAAAGAATCGTTATTTTTTTTATTTAATTTAATTAATTCCTTCTCCATTTTAATTTTTTCTTTTTCTTCTAATCTTTTTAATTTTGTTTCTTCTTTTTCTTGTTTTTTAAGTTGTCTTTCATTTTCATAAAATCCTTCAGGTTTTCCTTCATTTCTTTCTTTTTCTCTTTCTTTATGTTCTTTTATTTTTTTACACGTCGATTTAAAATTAGGATCATTTTTACTTATAAGACCATATCTACTATTACATACACTTCCTAGTTGAATATTCATGTTAGAATATTTATTTCTAAAAATATGAACATTCATAATTTTTTCATTACATATACAATTTGCCTCACCAAATCCTTGATATATTGTAAAACCACTTGATTCAAAATCACTTTCTTCTAACCTATTATTAAATGCTAATTTTAAGTCTGTAAAATTATTAAGCCTTTCTATACATTCCTTTGGATAAGTTAACAATATCGTAAAAGCTAAATTGTCTGTTTGGGTTGGGTTTTTTCCATAAAATCTAATAAAATATTCTTTCAAAGCATCGTGATAAACTTGATAATTTCTGAGTTTACTTAAATAAAATGGACTATTTACGTCTTGTGCTGTAATTATTTCTTTGTACACTAATTTTTTAAATTCTTCATCTAAAATAATATTTGTAAATTCGTTTTTACAAATATTATTTTCTGAATAACATTCTTCCATTTTAGATTGAACACTATTATTTTGTTATTTAATAACTCTTATTTTAAATGACAAAATTAATTCAATTTTATTTTTTTTATTAACAATCGTCAAATGATATTGTTAGAGGATATTTAATATAACAATAGTCTCTCCAATTTGTATTTGGATTATTGAGTTCACACCAATCAAAAAGAATATTAATCTACTTGTTCCATAGAATCTTTATTAGCAAAAGGACCACTGATTAATTGACTTTGTCCATTGTCAGTCTTACCAACAACAATATTTTCACCTTCAAATAACTCCATACAGATGTCGGCAGTAGAAATATTTTCTTGTTCCTTAAATGCTACTTCTTGACTGTTAATATTATTTACACCAATTAAGTTACCTTGCACATCAATTGATTGAGTTAATGTATTACCAGATTTCTCAGCATTCTTAATATTCTCATCAATTGCATTTTGTTTAGATTCCTTGACGCGTTGTTCAAAAGCAGTTTTAGCATTAGATTCGTTCTTAGTCTTCTCACTCATCAATTGATTAAGCTCTTCTTCCATATACTCAACCCGTCCGGTCTTGTAAGCTTCAGGATCCCAAGGCATCCACATACCAACAGGTCCTACATAAACGTCATGATTTGGGTCAATTTCTCTTAACATTTTACATCTCAGCTCAGCTTCTTCTTGAGTAGGATAAGAACCTCTAATTTTTAACCCTCTGGTGTTGGTTTGGAAGTTGTGAGCAATATCAAACTGTTTTTGAAGTTCTTCTTCATTATTATCAATATATGTTTTAAACTCGTCATCCATGCTAGATTTAACAAGAGAATCTCTTTCTTCTTTTACGAAATCTTTAAAATCATTTGATAAATCGTCGAATGAAATATTGTATTTAAAAGAAGCAAAGTTAAGGAACTGAACAAATTTTTCCATTGATTTATTAAAGTCCCACTTCTTTAGGAACTCTTCAAAATAGAAGATTTGTTTTTCTTTTAGAATTTTATCTGGAGAACAAAATGATACGCAAACGAATTTTTGACCAGAAATAGGCTTATCTTCCTCTAATAAGTCAACATATTTAGGATTAACTTTTCCATTAACTTGCTTTTTCTCAAACCCAGCCTTTTTAGAATTCTTTTCTTTAGAATGATTCATTTTAAATAGATTAATTATTTATTTTTAAGTTTTTTATCGCAATATATATTTTTTTTTTCTTATTATTTAATATAAATGAACGGACTTATTAACGTTGGTGAACTTATTAAGAGAATCATTAAATACCTTGTTGAAGGTTTAATGGTAGCTATTGCTGCTTATGCTATTCCTAAACGTTCTTTGAACATTGAGGAAATTATCTTGATTGCTTTAACTGCCGCTGCTACTTTTAGCATCCTTGATACCTACATTCCTTCCATGGGTGCTACTGCTCGCTCTGGTGCTGGCTTCGGTATTGGCGCTAACTTGGTTAAATTCCCTGGTGGTTTTTAAGTCAATAAAATGCTAAACTAACATAATATATTTAATCTAATAATAATATATTATGGTAAAACAATCGCGTAAAAAGTTGAGAAGACCAAAACACAAGTCTTTTAGAAAAATAACCAGTAAGGCCTATAGAAAAATGGTTGGTGGAGACTTTACACAAGAAGAGAGTCAACAGTTATTAGGTATGGGATTTACAAAAGATGATATTCAAGTTCTCACAAATACGGGAGTTGGATTAAATATTATCCAAATGAGTTTAAATCAAGTAAATCCTGCTACTGGTGTGTCTTTTACACCACAAGAATTAATTCAAAGTGTACATGAAGCAAATGATGAAATTGAAAACTTAAATGAAGACGCAGCTGTTCCAGATCAAGAAAATGGTATTGCTGATATGAATAACATGAATGGTATGAATGGAAATGATGGTATGAATGGAAATGATGGTATGAATGGAAATGATGGTATAAATGGTATTAACCATCTTGAAGAACAAGGTCCCGGGTTAAATATGGAAGATTTAGGTCCATATTCTCCGCGTTCTGTTACTGAAATGGGCGGAAAAAGAAGAAAAACAAGAAAGGGAAGAAGAACAAGGAAGGGAATAAAAACAAGGAAGGGAAGAAAAACTGCGAAAAAGAGAAAACAACGTGGCGGCATGTGTTTTGGAAATGGTGTAGGTGCTAATAATTATGACCCTAACTTCTCTATTTACAATACTAGAGAACTAACCCTATTTCCTTACAACCCTACAAAGTAATATTTAACCTAAAAATACTAACATAAATAATAATTAAAATAACATTATAATTTATGTGTTGGAACCAATATGTTTCTTTAAATACATTTCTTTTTAGTGCGTTTGTACTAGTATTAATTGTATATAACAATAAGTATTCACCTTATAAACTTGATGAATTTAATAGTATATACGCATACTTCTTTCTAATGTCATTTTTTGTAATGCAGCTTATAGAGTTTTTCATTTGGAGAAATTTAAATAATAAAGAGTTAAATAAATTATTTTCAAATTTAGGCGCATTGTTATTATTATTACAGCCAGTTGCTTCATTAACGTTATTAAAAGATATAGACCTACGAAATAAAATGTTAACGCTTTATGGTATACCTGCATTTTCTTATTTTATTTATGAATTTGTTAATAAGGACTTTTTAACTGTTGTATCAAAAAATGGGCATTTAAAATGGAATTGGGTTGATGTAAGTGGAAATAAAAGAATTCTATTAGTAGCTTGGTTATTTTTCTTGTTTTTTAGTATATTTTATAATAAATATTATTTAAGTTTGGCTTATACAGTGGTATTATTAATAATTTCATTGTATTCTTATCTAAAAGACGGTTCGTTTGGTTCATTATGGTGCTGGTCAATAAATTCATTAATGTTATTTTTTGCTATAAAATTATTAGTTATTTTACCTTATAAACAGCATGGACTATGTTAAGAATTTATTTTGTTAATATCTAAATAGTAGGTATAAATTCCCAGTCAAGTTCTTCGCAAATTTTTTTCCAAATATCATCTTGTTCTATTCTTTTCTCTCTATCTTTCAACAAAGGAAATAATGAAAGATATTTTTCTTCTCCAAGAAGCTCGCAAAGTTTGTAAGCTGTATAATAATAATTTAAAAAGTTAACTCTATCATCAGGACAGAACTTGGAATATGGTGATTGTAATTCAATAAACAAATTACATAATGTTTCTTCTAATTCAGGAGACATAATAGGAGGTTTAATCCCCAATTTATCTTTAATAAATGGTATATGTTCATAGTATTTATTATAGCCTAGTTTTTTTAGAATTTCTTTTGTTTTGATATTAGTAATTTGTGCCAATTCTATTCTCTCTTTTTTAATTTGAAGTTTAATATTTTCAATAACATCTGGAGGTATTTGAGTAGTTTCCTTACCCTGGAATTGTGCTAATATTTCTTTAAAATGATTTATTCTTTTATAAGCATAAAAACATACTTCCTTTGGAGGTTCTTTGTACGAAGGTTTTTCATTTTCAATCAAATATGGAATAATTCTTGAACAACTATTACAAACCATGATTCCTTCGTCTTCCAGAGGTATTAATTCTCCTTTATGACATATTTGACAAATATCTGTTTGACAAATAAATGAATTAACATCGAGAAAAGAATCGTCAATATTGCTTAAATATTTAATAACGATATTATTGTTATCACGTTGCTGTTTTAATTCATCTGTGTTATCTTGTTTAATTTTAAAAAAAGTATTAATCATTTTTGTTTTATTTGTTGAAGCTTGTACTGAGTTTCCGTCAGATATACTTTTTTTATTTTCAAAATATTCAAATATAAATTTAGAATTATCAAGAAAGTAATCTTTTTTCTTTAATTTTGTCTCTCTAATTTTTTGAGTAAGATCATTTATTTTATCTTCAATGTCCAATTTTTGTTCAACTGTTAAATCTTGGCAACTATCAATAATTTTTTGTCTTAATTCTTGACGTTCAATTTTAAAATCAGGAATCGTACCGTTTTCATCCTTAGTAAATTCATTTAAAAATTCCTTGTGCTTTGTGTCAAGTGTTATTGACGTTTTTTTGTTAAATTTAATTTTTTTATTAGACTTTGGTTTAAAACTAGGCATTGTCTTTTAAATAAATAGATGAAACTTATTTAATTAATAATAGCGATAAAATATATTTTAAATAAATTTAAAGAACTAATATTAAATAAAATTGAAACATTTTAAATAGATAATAATAATATTATATAAGATTTAAGATGAACACCTTGCTCGACACTATGTTTATTAAGCGCTTCTGTTTGCCCTCTAATTCGGACCTTGATTCGTATGAGAATGGAAAGTCTACTGTATCGTCATGTCTCTGCGGAAATTATAATCACGTGTCGTGCGTTTTACAAGGGAAAGGGAAACTTAAAAAAGGCTAGAATTCTTAGTTTTGGAGTAAATCAAATGGGCGACATATATGGTAATTCACCAGGAATACATGCTGAATGTGATGCTCTTTCCAAACTAATTCCATTAAAACCAAGAAAAAAACTTGAAAGTATAAATATTCTTGTAATAAGACTATCAACAAAAAATAAAATTCAATCTAGTAAGCCATGTAGTAACTGTATAGAAACAATGATTAATTTACCGCCTAAAAAGGGATATAAGGTCCAAAATATTTACTACTCGGATATGTTTGGAGATATTGTGAAAACATCATTAAATACTTTAGAAAAAGAAGATAGACATTATTCAAGATTTTATAAAAACCAAAAAAATTCACAAGTTAAAAGCTGATTAATGTTTTCTTAAAATTATTTAATGGATATCAAAGTAAATTTAGAATCTTTAACCGATTTGGAAAATGTTAAGATCGACGCTATTAAATTTCAAAAAATGCTCTTTTTGTTTAATGCTATAGAGCAAGGTTGGTCTGTTAAAAAACGCGGCGAATCTTTTGTCTTCACAAAAAGCCATGAAGGTAAAAAGGAAGTGCTAGAAGATTCATATTTAAAAAAATTCATGAAAGCAAATTTAGACTTGAGTAAAATAATTTCTTAATATTTTTTATATTTAGAGCAGTTTCACATTAAATTTTTTTGCTTTAGAAATATATAGTTTTGTTAAATTTAGTTATATATTTATATAAATATATCAATTATTTATAATCTATTTAGTAATAAAATAATTTACAAAATTAAAAATTCATGTATAATAGAAGATTTATATTAAATTAATTAATTTATTAATTTAATTAAATTAATTTCCAAAAATTTTTTTTCTTTAGCTTAATATATAAAATGGGAGGAGGTCTTATGCAATTAGTCGCCTATGGCGCTCAAGATGTTTACCTTACTGGTAATCCACAAATTACTTTCTGGAAAGTTACTTATCGCAGATATACTAACTTTGCTATCGAATCAATCGAACAAACTTTCAACGGTCAAGCCGATTTCGGACGCCGTGTACAATGTGTCATCAGTAGAAATGGTGACCTTGCCTACAGAACATACTTACAAGTTACACTTCCTGAGATCAATCAACTTATGGGTCTTGGAAACTACACTACTAACCAAAACACTGGTGTCTATGCCCGTTGGTTAGATTTCCCTGGTGAGCAAATTATCGCTCAAGTTGAAGTCGAAATTGGTGGTCAAAGAATCGACCGTCAATATGGTGACTGGATGCACATCTGGAATCAACTCACCATGACTGCTGAACAACAACGTGGATACTTCAAGATGATTGGTAACACCACTCAACTTACCTTCATCACTGATCCTTCTTTCTCTGATGTTGAGTCCCCTTGTGACTCCTTAGCTCCTCGTCAAGTTTGCGCTCCTCGTAACGCTCTTCCTGAGACTACCCTTTATGTTCCTCTTCAATTCTGGTTTTGTACCAACCCTGGTCTTGCCCTTCCTCTAATTGCTCTTCAGTA